AGTTATTTGAGAAATCTGTAGAAGGTGAAGCTTTCGATCTTGAACAGTACGGTCAATACTACAGACCCGCAGGAATGGCTTACCAAGCTAAACCGCAAGTATCTGTACCAACAGCGAGTCCAGTAACTGAAACTGCAACTGCACCAGCGGTAGCACCAGCGACTGAATCTGCACCAGCGGCGGCACCGGCAACGGCGGCTCCAACAGGTGATAGTGCCAAGAGGGCAGAAGACATCCTGAAGTTGATTAGATCAAGACAAGCAAAATAATCTGACATTTTACCAAGGCCCTGATATTGACGTTAGGGCCTAGGTATGCTAATATATTATACACAAAGGATAAAATTATGACAAAAGTATTTGACGCAACAAAGTTTAGAAAGAGTATCACAAAATCAATCCAAGGACTGGGTGTAGGATTCAGCGATCCCACTGATTGGATATCAACAGGAAATTACGCATTGAACTATTTGATGACTGGTGATTTCAATAAGGGAATTCCACTAGGTAAGGTTACTGTGTTCGCAGGAGAATCTGGAGCAGGTAAATCATACATAGCATCAGGAAACATTATCAAGAATGCACAGGAGCAAGGTATATTTGTTATACTTGTTGACACAGAGAATGCATTGGATGAGAAATGGTTACAAGCATTGAAAGTAGACACATCAGAAGATAAACTTCTAAAATTAAGTATATCCATGATCGATGATGTAGCGAAAACTATTTCAGAGTTCATGAAGGGTTACAAAGAGCAACATGCAGATGACAAAGAAGGTGCACCTAAAGTACTGTTCGTCATAGACAGTTTAGGCATGATGCTCACACCAACAGATGTTAATCAGTTTGAAGCAGGTGACATGAAAGGTGACCTAGGTAGAAAACCCAAGGCATTAACAGCACTTGTAAGAAACTGTGTTAACATGTTTGGTTCATGGAACGTGGGACTTGTAGCAACCAACCATACATATGCATCACAGGATATGTTTGATCCAGATGATAAGATATCGGGTGGACAAGGATTTATCTATGCAAGTTCAATTGTGGTTGCAATGAAAAAACTTAAATTAAAAGAAGATCTTGATGGTAACAAAGTCACAGACGTGAGAGGTATTAGAGCGGCTTGTAAAGTCATGAAGACAAGATATGCTAAACCGTTCGAAGGTGTACAGGTCAAGATTCCATACGAAACAGGAATGAATCCGTACAGTGGACTTGTGGACTTGTTTGAGAAGAAAGGTATACTTGTACAAACAGGAAACAGACTAAAATACATCGATAAAGCAGGCAAAGAACACATTGACTTCAGAAAACAATGGATAGGTGATAAATTAGATATGCTAATGGCAGACTTCGAAGAAGATACAGACTTTGCCGATAAAGAAGTTATAGACGTACCTGAAGTAGTTGAAACAAAGCCAAAAGCAAAAACTAAAAAAGCAGAACCAATTATAGAGAAGGAATAGATGATAGACTTTACACACGAAGACATCGAACGTTTGTGGAACTCAATTATACATTACGTCCCGGAGAGACAAAAATTGGACATGGCGATTGATTTCATTAAGAGTTTAGAAGACATCGGTGTAGAGCATGATGAGATAAAAGCATCTGCAGAATATGATCCAAAACTTGAAGAAGCTGTTAACACTGTGTTCGAGGAAGATGAAGTAGACGAAGATGGATATAGCGAGGATGAATGATAAACTGGTACAACGAAGTAAGTAGAAACCTATCTAAGATACCCGACTGCGTAGCATACTACGACGCCGAACTACTAGAAGCAAAGAAACAATGCAAAGTATACGGCAATCTAGAACGTGCCAGTGCATCGTTGCCCGGCATAGTCGAAGAAAGATTCAGCCAACTGCAACACCTCGAAGCAATACTAGAATACCTGAACATAGAGCTGAGAAGATTAAGATCAAAGACCTTCAGAAAATTCCTAGAGAACTACAATAAACTATTAAGCAGTAGAGATGCAGAGAAATATGTTGATGGTGAAGACGACGTTGTTGACATGACTAAAATTATAAACGACTTCGCATTGATCCGTAATCAATGGTTAGGAATAACCAAAGGGTTAGATCAAAAACAATGGCAGATCACAAACATTGTCAAGTTGAGGGTGGCAGGGATGGAAGATGCCGATATCGGCTAGTAGAATCATATTAACAGACGTAGACGGAGTACTGCTGGAATGGGAACATCATTTCACTAAATGGTTACAACTACGATCGTACTTTGACAAAAACGGAAATAGGAATTATCCATATAAGCTATTAGATGCCAAGCATGACGACTACGACATGTCTAAAAGATTTGGAATTAGTAAAGAAACAATAAGCCAAGAGATCAGAGAGTTCAACAGGAGTGCGTGGATGGGGACACAACGACCTATGTTGGAATCACAGACATGGGTAAAACTGCTACATGCCGAGGGGTGGACCTTCGTACCAATAACATCACAGACGTCAGACATACCAGGACAGGCACTACGTAAAAAAAGATTAGGTGAATTATTTGGCGAACATGTTTTCTCAAATTACCATATATTAGGTACAGGTGCAGACAAAGACAGTGCATTAGCAAACTTCCATGACACCGGGCTGTATTGGGTCGAGGACAAGCCTAAGAACGCACTAGCAGGGCTGTCTTACGGTTTAAAGCCTATATTAATTGACCATCCATACAACAGAGATTTTAATCACCCTGACATCATACGTGTAAACAATTGGAAACAAATACACGAGATGTTATCTAGATAACAAAAGAGTTAGTTTAAAGGGTAGCTTCGTTATATTTTAAAAAACAAAGTTCAACACATTCCCCATTGGTTTTTCTGTTTGTAAATACCGTGAAACCTATTTTTTGATAACGTTCTACTATTGAATCTAATTTTAAAAATTGTGCATCATGATCTCCAATATACATTTCACACTCAGCTAAAACTATTTTAGGAGCTAGACCTAGGTCTAGTATTTCTGTCAGCATCTCATGCCATCGCCCTTCGATGTCTAACTTGATAACATCAACGTCTCGTCCATGCTGTTCAGCTATTGTTTTTAAATTTATTGTTTCTACCTCGATTTCGTCATGCGGGTTTTCGGGCCTGTCTAGTTGGTAGCATTTTTTTGAGTCATTGATGGCATAGAATTTTAGTATTTTTCCGGATTCTTTGTCGTATGCTTTGTTGGTATGCTCGATCCTGTAGCCACCACTGTTGGCACTGTCAACTGTGAGTTGAGATAAAGGTGTTGGATCCCATGTCAATATCTTTGCAGTTTCGTTATGTTTTCTACAATTTAATTCAAACCTAATTTCTCTCGACACGCCAAAGCACCAATACATGTTGGCCGTTTCCCTTAACTTGTCGGGTATGCTGTATTGTTTGTGCTTACTCCAGCCTTTGTTATTTGGTTTTTCTTTTGTGTCATTGGCACTAGGAGTCAGAGGAAATTTAAGTTCGTACTGTCTACAACGTTCAGAGAGTTTCATGCAAAGATATTTATAGTGTAAATATCAGTATGAAAATTTATGTAGGGTGGGATCCAAGGGAAGACATAGCGTACCAGGTTTGTGAACACTCTATTAAGCGTAGAGATGCCGACGCAGAAGTCATTCCACTGAAACAGAATCAGATGCGAGAGCAGGGCATCTACACCAGAGAGCTAGACAAGTTAGCCACAACAGAATTTACATTCACGAGATTCTTCGTGCCATACCTTAGCAACTACAAAGGGTGGGCGGTGTTCTGTGACTGTGACTTCCTTTGGAAGATCTCTGCGAAGGAACTGGAACAATACTTTGATGATTCCAAAGCAGTGGTCTGTGTACAACATGAGTACACCCCGGAAGAGGGATCTATCAAGATGGATGCACAAGTACAAACAGCCTATCCCAGGAAGAATTGGAGCAGTATGGTGCTATGGAACTGTGCTCATCCAAAAAACAAATTGTTGACCCCGGAGTTCCTAAACAAGCAGACTCCAAAGTTCCTACACAGGTTCAGTTGGTTAGAAGATTCAGACATAGGTGCACTACCACACGAATACAATTGGTTAGTTGAATGGTACAAGGAACCCAAAGACGGTGTACCCAAGATACTGCACTACACAGAAGGTGGACCATGGTTCGATGGATATAGAGATTGCGAATATTCCGATGATTGGAAGAAGGAAGTAATTAATTTATTCTCAGCATAATGAATTGGGAAAAACTTAAACCACACCATTATCATAAAGAACCCGTAGAACACATCTATTCAAAAACTATATTTGATATGAAAGAGTACGATAATCTTTACGAGAATCAGAACAATATGTCACACAAGGTATGGAAGAATCTAAGTGAAAAGTATAGTATTGAATTTAAATTTCTCAAAGACATAAGAGATTTTGACAAAGATAAAGATGTAATATGTTTGTGGTTTTTTAAAGATCGAGGAGATCGGACTGCAGGTCAGTACATAAAAATAGCAGGACAGACTATCACATATTTTCCGAACACATTCCTGATCACAAAGTCAAAAGATATACTGATACGGGAGAAAGGATTCATATACAGACCGGCACTGCAATTAGATTTACCTAGTAGTACATATGATGAGATATTAAAAAGATTTAATAAAATCGTTTAAAACATTGACATCGGTCATTAGGTGCCTATCATTGACCTTTGACCAAGTGTAATTGTCTTTCCCGATGATGTTTAAATTTGACCTTACTGCTCTTCCGGTTTCGTCTTGTATTTTTTTTGCTTTAAATTCCAACTTCGGTAAAAAAAGACAACGATTTAATTTCCTAGCAACTTTTTGCGTCCATGTATCAACGTACCAGTGCCAAAAAAACGGCGGTGCCAGGTATCCCACAGTGTTGATCCAGTTTTTGTGAAGTGC